CGCCATCCAGCGGCCACTTGATGCGCTGGTGGCGATGGGACGACTGTTCGGCTGGAAGTCGAAGCGCCCGGCGCCAGCGGCCACCACGCCGTCGCGTCGCGTTCAGGCGACCAACCGTGTCGCGATCCAGTCCCTGGTGCGGCGCGCAGCCGTCATCGAGGCGGCCCGCGCCTCGGCACGGCTCGACTTCACGGCGCCGGTCACGCCCGGCGCGCCACGCATCACCTATCAGCAGGCGATCGCCATGCGCGAGCAGCTCGCCGACGCGCTGGAAGACGAAGCGGCCACGGCGTCGGTGGCGGTGTTCAACGCCCTGATGGATCTGCGTGCCGCCGTGGTGCGCGACATCACCGCGCGCGGCGCCGATCTTCCCCGCCTGGTGACGATCTCGATGCCGGCCACGCTGCCCGCCCTGGTAGTGGCCTACCGCGCCTTCGGCGATACCGCCCGCGAGGCCGAAATCGTGGCGCGCAATCACCTCCTCGTCCGCCATCCCGGCTTCGTGCCCGGCGGCGTGGCGCTTGAGGTGCTGGCATGAACGAGCAGATGCTTGGCCGCGCCGAACTCTATGTCGGCACCGAGATTTTCGGCGGCTGGGAGCGCGTCTCGGTCACGCGCTCGATCGAGCAGATCGCCAACGGCTTCGAGCTGGAGATAACCGAACGCTGGCCCGGTCAGTCGGTCAGTCGGCCGATCCGCCCTGGCGAAAAATGCGCACTCAAGCTCGATGGCGAAACCGTCATTACCGGCTACGTCGACGATGCCGATCCGAGCTTCGGCAAGCAGGCGCATAGCCTCACCGTCAAGGGGCGAGATGCCGCCGGCGACCTGGTCGATTGTTCCGCCATCCACAAGGCCGGCCAATGGGCGAACGCGCCGCTGGATCGGATCGCTCGCGATCTTTGTGCACCGTTCGGCATCAAGGTCAAGGCGGAAACCGACGTCGGCAAGCCCTTTTCCAGCTACAACATCCAGGAGGGCGAAACCGCCTTCGAGTGCATCGAGCGCGCCGCCCGCCTCAAGGCCGTGCTGCTGATTTCCGATGGCGAAGGCAATCTGGTCATCACCCGCGCCGGCAGGACACGCGTGGAAACAGCGCTGGTCGAGGGCGAGAACATCCTCGACGGGCGCGGGCAATTCAGTTGGAAGGATCGCCATTCGATCATCACCGTCAAGGGCCAGGAACGCGCCACAGACGACTTCTTCGGCGAGCATGCCGCCGGTCCGTCTGCCAGCGTCCGCGACGACGCCATCACCCGTTACCGCCCGTTGATCGTGCTGGCCGAAGCCCACGGCGCCGGCGCCACATTACGCGATCGCGCGACGTGGGAGCGCAACGTGCGCATGGGGCGCGGCAATCGCGGCACGATCTCCGTCCAGGGCTGGCGCGACGGCGCCGGCAAGCTGTGGCAGCCGAATACGCTGGTCACCGTCACGTCGCCGATGCTGTGGCTCAACCAGGTCGAGATGTTGATCGTCGGCTGTACCTACACCCTCGACGACAACGGCACGCGCACCACGCTGGCGATCGCGCGCCGCGAAGCCTTCGACCTGGTGGCAGGCATCGGCGCCTCGAAGCTCTCCAAGAAGCTCAACGACAAGGAAGAGCGCGAGAAGAAAAAGAAGGGCGACGACTGGAGCATGCTATGAATCAAGAACTCGCCGAACTGGCGCGCTCCTTGAGGCGCGATTTCGGAAAGATGCTAGCCCCATTGTCGCGCCGCCTGCGGCTGATGACCTCGCGCGCCGTCCTGAGTCTGATCTCTGACGCAACGGGCATGCAGATCGTTCAGGTCAAGCTGCTCGACGGCGAGGTGCGCGACGGCATCGAGCGCGTGCAGAACTATGGCTTCACGTCGGTGCCGCATCCAGGCGCCGAAGCGATCTACCTGTCCCTGGGCGGCGACCGCGATCACGGCATCGTCATCACTGCCGACGACCGGCGTTACCGCATCAATGGCCTGCGAGGCGGCGAGGCGGCGATCTACGACGACCTCGGCCAGAAGGTGCACCTGACTCGCGACGGTATCGTTATCTACACCCCGCTGAAATGCCGCGTCGATGCCGAGCACATCGAACTGCACGCAAACAAAAGCTACTCCTGGGATGTGCACGGATATGGCCAGAGAATCACCTGGCTGTCCGGTACTGAGTGGGAAATCAAGACGTGGCAGCAGGGCGCGACGATAGTGCCAGTGACGCTGCCTATTAACCCGCCGGAGGGGCCATGAGCGACGTTCGAACCCTCTTCATCAGCTACGAGAAAGGCGCCGACTGGCTGCTGCAACAGCCCAGCCTTGCCGGCGACGATGGCCTCGACACGGCCATCATCCTCTCGCTGTTCAGCGACGCCCGCGCCCGCGCTGGCGACGACACGCCAGCACCGGGTGATCTACGCGGCTGGTGGGGCGACGACTTCGCCACCAAGCGCGGCGACCGCTTTGGCTCGCGCCTGTGGCTGCTCGGCCGCCGCAAGCAACTGCCGTCCGTGCTGGCCGAGGCCAAGAACTACGCCGAGGAGGCGCTGGCCTGGTTGATCAAGGACGGCATCGCCAGCCGCGTCGAGGTCGATGCCTTCATCCCGCGCGCCGAAATGCTCGGCCTCGCGATCGCCATCACGCGACCGAACGGCCAGCCTGTCCGCTACCGCTTCGAAGCCCTGTGGGCCTCGCTATAGGAAGACCAGCATGCCATTCTCCCGCCCCGATCTCGCCACCCTGATCAACCGCGCCGAAGCGGACATCGAGACGCGCCTGCCAGGTGCCGATGCCCGCCTGCGCCGCTCCAACCTCAACGTGCTGGCCCGCGTGCATTCCGGCGCCGCGCATGGCCTCTACGGCTACCTGGAGTGGCTCGCGCGCCAGGTCATCATCGACACCGCCGACGGCGACGTGCTGGAGCGCCACGCTTCGATCTGGAAGATACCGCGCAAGACCGCTTCGCCCGCTGTCGGCAACGTGACGGTGACCGGAATCAACGGTGCCATCGTTCCCGCCAACTCGACCCTGGCGCGCTCCGACGGCGCGCAATACACGACCGATGTCGAGGCGACGATCGCCGGCGGCACGGCGACGATTGCCGTTACCGCCGTCGAGGACGGGCAGGCCGGTAACGCATCGGCCGCCTCGTCGCTGAGTTTCGAAACGCCGATCGACGGCGTTTCGGCCACGGCCACGGTAGACACCGGCGGCCTGACCGGCGGTGCCGACATTGAGCCCGTCGAAGATCTGCGCGCGCGGCTGCTCGCCCGCATTCAGGCGCCTCCGCATGGCGGCGCACTACACGATTACGTCGCCTGGGCGCTCGAAGTGCCGGGCGTCACGCGTGCCTGGGCGTATCCCGCCGAGCTGGGCCTTGGAACCGTCACCGTTCGCTTCGTGCGCGACGACGATGCCAGCCCGATTCCCGACGCCGCCGAAGTGCAGGCGGTACAGGACCATATCGACAGCGTGCGGCCAGTTGGCATGAAGGGGCTATATGTCGTCGCCCCCATCGCCGTGCCGCTCAACTTCACCATTGACCTCACACCAGACACGGCCGCGATCCGCGCCGCCGTCGAGGCCGAGCTGCGCGACCTGCTGCTGCGCGAATCGCGGCCGGGCGCGACGATCCTGCTTTCGCACATCCGCGAGGCGATCTCGCTGGCTTCTGGCGAGAACGACCACATCCTCACCGTGCCGGCCGCGAACGTCACCCTTGCCGTCGGCGAGATGGCCACCTTCGGGACGATCACATGGCTCTGACCGCCGCAGCCTACCTCGCCCAGCTCCAGGCGCTACTGCCGCAAGGCTTCGCCTGGCCGCGCCAGGCGGATGCCGCACTCACCAATCTGCTGCTGGCCTGGGCGGATGAGCTGGCGCGCATTGATGGTCGCGCCGCCGATCTGATCGAGGAAGCCGACCCACGCACCACGTCCGAGCTGCTCGCCGACTGGGAGCGCGTCGCCGGCCTGCCCGATCCCTGCGTCGAGGCACTCGCCGGCACGCAGACCACGGCGCAACGCCGGGCCGCCCTGGTGACCAAGCTCACCACTATCGGCGGGCAGAGCGCCGCGTACTACATCGGCCTGGCCGCGAGCCTCGGCTACACGATCACCGTCACGGAATTCAGCCCGTTCCAGGCTGGCCACAGCGCCGCCGGCGATGCCTTGAGCAACGACGACTGGATATTCGTCTGGCAGGTCAATGCGCCCGAGGCCAGCATCATCGAATTTGCCGCCGGCCGGTCGTCTGCCGGCGAACCGCTGCGCAGCTGGGGCAACGAGCTGCTCGAATGCGTCATCAACCGGCTCAAGCCGGCTCATACCAACGTCCTGTTTGCTTACGCCTAAGGAACCGCCATGCACAGAATCGACCATGCCACCGCTTTACCGGGCAACCTCTTTACCGAGGGCAACCCGGCCACGGCCACGCCAGCAACAACCGTTACCGACGACTGGCTCAACGACGTGCAGGGCAACATCTGTGACGTCATCGAGACCGCCGGTATCGAGCTGGATAAAGGAGAGTTCACCCAGCTCACACTGGCTATCCAGGCGCTGATTTTGGACGCTTTCGGCGCGTACACTACGCCGCCGCTGTTCGACAGCACCACCAAGCCCGCGACAACGGAGTTTGTTCGCCGCTCCGGGCTGCAAAAATCCGGCATTGTCAGTGTCGCTGGCGCGACGAATATCACTGCGTCTCACATTGGCGGGACAATTTCCTGCTCCGGCGCTGGCGGCTATACGCTGACGCTACCTGGCGCGGCGGCTGTGGCGCAGGGGGCGACGGTCACCATCATTAACAGCGGCACCGGGCCGATTACTGTCCAACGGGGCGGCGCCGATCTGATCTATATGGGATCGGCAACGCCGACATCGATCACTGTTGCAGCGGGCGATACCGTTGTGCTGGAAGCATGGACGTCGATCTGGATTGCATCGTCCGGGGCTGCCTTGTTACCGTTTTCTGGAAACTTCGCCTCCTCCCCATATCACCAGGTGCTGCCGAGCGGGTTGATTATTCAATGGGGCGGCACCACCGCCGCGACCAGTGGGACGATCACTTTCCCGGTCGCGTGGCCAAACGGCATGCTCTCGATCGCCGTCGCAAACCAGATCACGACAGGGACTCCAACAGACTCTCCTGTATTCAGAGCACAAACGCTCACAAATATTGCGTGGGTGCGCTCGTCCGCAACCGCTTTCTTGTGGATCGCCATCGGCCGTTAGGGGGAATCATATGTACTACGCAAAATCAACCGGCGGCTTCTACAGCCGCGCAATTCACGGTGACAACATCCCGTCCGATGCGGTCGAAATCACTGCCGCCGAGCATGCGGCGCTGCTGACCGGGCAGGCCAGCGGCAAGCGCATTGTCGGCGACGACGATGGTCGCCCTTTTCTCGCCGATCCGCCGCCGCTCACGCTGGATGAATTGAAGGCGGACAAAAACGCCGAGATCAACGCCGAGCGGGCCAAGGCCAACAGCAGCACATTTGCGCATGGCGGCAAGGTATTCGCCTGCGACGCGCTATCGCGCAGCGACATCGATGGGGTGAATGGCTATATTGCACTGTTTGGCGCGCTGCCGCCGACCTTTCCTGGTGCGTGGAAGGCGGTCGATAATTCCTATCTTCCGATTGCCGACGTTGCGGGGTGGAAGTCGTTCTACACATCGATGGTGGCCACCGGCGCTGCAAACTTTACACACGCCCAGGAGCTGAAGGCGCTGCTTGCCGCTGCCGATACGCCCGAGGCGGTCGCCGCAATCGCTTGGTGATTTCCATGCGTTTCCTTATCTTTCTTCTCGCCTCCTGGGTGGTCGAGCTGCTCGGCCTGGTTGTGGTGCCTCTGGCGCTGCCGTTTCGCCGGGTGATTGAAGGCACCCGGCAAAAGTTTGCGGAGTACGTCGGCTGGTGGGAGTTGGTGCGCCTGCCCGCCTGGGCGCTCTGGTGGGATAACCCCTACGACGGCATGCTAGGCGACAAGCGCGGCTGGTGGAACAAGCGCACGGGCGACTGCCGCACGCTCTGGTCGATGTTCAAATGGGCGGCGATCCGCAATCCGGCTAACCATTTCTCCCGCCATGTCATCGGCTGCGATGTGTCCGACTGCAAGATCGCCAAGCTACACGGCCACGATGTGGTGAGCGAAGAACCCGGCCTTCGCCAGTGGCAATTGCTTTGCGCGCTCGATAACCGTGGGCGCCGGTACTTCAGGTTCTATCTCTGTTTCGCATATAAACGCTGGCCGGATCACGGCTTGATGATCGACCTTGGCTGGAAGATCAAGCTGTCGCACAACGGCACCGCCAGCGATGCTCGTCCACAAGACCGCTACAAAGGGCTTGTCTGTGTGATTTCTCCATGGAAAGGGCTGTGATGGCTACTGTAATGACTAAATACAATGCGATCAGAAACAGGATCAGGACGGGCGACATTCTCGCCTGGGCACATCGCGGCGGCTGGTTCCGGTCGCTCTACGATTTTAAAGTCAATTTAGTGCGACTCTTTACCCGCAGCGAATACAGCCATGTCGGCATTGCAGTAGTGCTTGCGGGCCGGGTGTTTGTGCTTGAGTCGGTGACCGGAGGCGTTCGTTTATTCCCGCTATCTAAATGCGTCCCTTGCTACTGGGTCAAATACCGCAAGCCATTTGACCTTGACCGTGCCCTGTCTGCGTACGGTGAGCCATACAGCCAATGGGAGGCTATATTGGGCCGGTTTGATGCGAACGACCCGAGCGATGGGAAGTGGCAATGTGCAGAGTTTGTCGCTTGGGCGCACGGCATGACTTGCACGGCGACACCTTCCGGCGTAATGGACTACACGCTCAGGATGGGCGGAGTGATGCATGAGGTCGCCTGACTAGCGGTTTTGAAGGCAAAAGAGACGGCGCGACCGGGAGGATGTTGGAGCATCCAACTGACCGCCGCCCGCAGATGTACCCTGCGTTATGGCCAAAGGCGCCGCCACCGTGCACACGGCGTTACAAGGCTACCACGCGAAGATATGAGACTTGGAAACAATACGATGCGGTAAATGCAACCGAAAACTGGCCGAGGCTGAATTCAGGCATCTGGCCATCCTGTGCCCCCGTTGCGGGACACTCAATGTAGTGAAGGCCGCGAGCCTCGAACCAGAGCGCCATCGAGCGTCAATCCGAAAGGAAACGACCGATGGCAACCTCAAACCGTAAGCCGCTCTTTAACAATGAACACGTCAGCCTGCCAGGTGCCGACCTCTACCGAGGCGACTGCCTGGCTGTGCTACCCGGCCTTACCGGCCCCTTTGATGCCGTGGTGACCGATCCGCCTTACAGCTCGGGCGGACAATCCAAGGGCGACCGCGCCCGATCAACCGGCGACAAGTACCTTAACAGCAGCGGCAGCAAGTTCCCTGATTTCCTTGGCGATACCAAGGATCAGCGCAGCTATCTGCACTGGTCGGCGCTCTGGATGGGGCTGTGCACCGAGCGACTGGCCGATGGCGGCCTGATGATCGTCTTCTCGGACTGGCGCCAGCTCCCCGTTACAACCGATGCCATGCAGGCGGCTGGTGTAACGTGGCGAGGAGTGGCGGTCTGGGACAAAACCGGTGGCGCCCGCCCCTACAAGGGCGGCTTCCGCAGCCAGGCCGAATACATCGTCTGGGGCAGCAAGGGGCCGCTGCGCGGCGAAACCTACTCGCCCGGCGTCTTTCGGGTCAATCCGCTGGCCGGCGGCAAGCTCCATCAAGTGGGCAAGCCGCTGCCCCTGATGGAGGATATTGTGGCTGCCTGCGGACTTAAAATTCTCGACCCATTCATGGGTTCGGCGACCACCGGAGTGGCGGCGTTACAGCAGGGTAAACAGTTCGTCGGAATCGAGGCCAGCGAACATTACTTCCAGGTGGCAGTAGAAAGGCTTGGCGGCAGTGCCAAAAGTCGCGCAAAATAGTGCCAAATCGCGCGCGGCCTTACAGAAATGTCGTGAAATTCCCCACATTTCCCCCACACCTAGCAATAAAAAAGGCCTGCGTGTGAACGCAAGCCTTTGAATTCATGGTGGGCTGTGAGTGGCTCGAACACTCGACCTACGGATTAAGAGTTTCAAAAAATCGTTAATATTCAATCTATTGGCATCGCCGATGCTCGCCAAAAGCCGCCGAAGTATGGCGGCTTTGTCACGTATGCCAAATGAGTTTACCACCCACTTGTTTAGCCATAACCAGCTGGAAGCTGTCTTCAAGCGATACGTCCTAAGCGGTCGCTCGGCCTATCTTCCTCCACTATCGCTATGACAATTAGGCAAGTTGGCGGCACAATACCAATCCTATGCAGCAAAATGCTGCGTATGTCGGTCAAGTATCCATATGAATAAAAAATCGACGATACACATTGATACATAACAAATAGCGTTTATCCGCCGATATGACTTTCTGCCCTCTTCAAACTCGCCCGTGTCGGCGGATAAACATTATTCGTTGGGGGTTTTCGTCTAAGGAGGCACAGTGAGCACAGACAAGAAGGTGAACGATGGACGGTGGTGGGAATGTTACTTTGTCAGGTACTTCGTCGGTACAGTTGTCGGCGCCGCTATAGTTTTCTATCTAAACGCCTCGGAGACATCAAGCCTCCGCAACCTGATCATTCCTGGCGTCAGCGATGTATCGCAACTAGATGCACAGCGTCTGTCGCTCCTTTCCGCACTGGGATTGGCCTACTGCTACATTTCTAGTGCTCCAATTCTCGTACTGCATGCAACACGTGGCGTCTTCTTGGCGAAGGAGACAACCGCGTTTAGTTGGTTTTTCTATGGCTCCCTTGCGCTCGTTGGAGCAATGACTTTCGGTTTTTATCACTTTCAGGCCATTCCGAATACGACCACCAGTTTGTCGGTTGTCTTACTCGCCATTGTTTTTTGCCTACAGGTTGTGCCACTAGGCTTCTCGATTTACAACGAGGGAGAGCGGACTCACAGCTATTACACTCGCCTTACCAAGGCACGTAGCCAAGATACCGAGGAGACGCGGCAGTACGTTGAATCCTATAAGCATCTTCGAGAGCACGGAAACGCGTTCTTTATTCTGCTATTCGAGTTGGCGTTGGGCATAATTCTCGCGGCCGTACCGAAGGCAAATATAGCATTCATCGCGCTGCTACTTTGGATCATTCCAGCCACACTGGTTTGGCTAGTCGGAACTGTACTTGAGTACAGGTTTGCGAACGAGTCACCAAAGCCCCAACCCATCAATCCACCAGACGCTGCGTGATAAAGCCGCGCTGAACCGGTGATTTCAAACGTTGCCCCCATCATGGTCACCCGGCCTCTCAGCGAACAAATTGGCGACGACAACGCTTCAAGGATCCATCTGATAGCGGAAGCTGCCCGCGCCCTCCGGGTCAGTGGTCGAGCATCAAACTACTACCTTCGGGAACTTGCAGACTGTCTCGATTCTGGGCTTTTCTTGGCTTCAATTCACTTGGCTGTATCGCTGGCGGAAATACACGTTCGTGATCTTCTTGTCTTTTTCCTTGCATCCACGCAGTCAGCAGACGATTCAGTAAAATGGCGGGACGCACTTCACAATGCGGAGAAGGAAATCGAAGGCGTGAAGAAGAAAGGACTCATGTTCTCCGAAATGCTCACTCGCCTTGTTGCCAACAATGTCGTAAGCGAGACCGATAAAGAACAATTGCTCGACTTCTATAACGCCATTCGTAATCCTGTTCAACACGGTCTGTCGCGGCGACTGGTTCATGGTGAGGGGAATTCAAGACTGGGCATTTCTTGCGTCGGGTCTCGAATCGCCCGAAATGAGGGCCGACAAGCTGGATGGGTTTGTTAATCATCACGCCGAAGAGATTGTTACATTCGTTGTCAACTTCATCGCGCGTAGAGCAATTCCACCTAGCCGGCTACGGGGGCTGACATTTCGTTCCAGGGGACGCTAGTCGTACTATGACGCCATCAACGCCATCGACCGAAAAAATCTGTTCGTTGCCAGAACTGCTTCAGCGTGTTGTTGAGCTATATACAGGCTCCCGGTTTATTCTGTTTCGCGGCCAGCGTTGCCAGGACTGGGGGCTCACACCGAAGATCGCTCGAACTAACTTTAGAGTTCGCTACGCTGGCCCAACGCCTGAAATAGAAGAGAAGATTTTCGGCGAGTTCAACCGCCTCGCTGTACCACACATGGGGCCGCGGATGATTTCATCGCCTTGGGACCAACTGGCACTCGCACAGCACCATGGGCTTCCAACACGGCTTCTGGATTGGTCTACAAACCCAATGGTAGGTCTCTGGTTTGCAGTTGAGCAACCACCGGAGCGAGAGCAAGACGCGGCCGTGTGGGCATACGAGGCCAGCGAAGCTGATTTCGTTAAGGAAGAGCCGAGCCCGTTCATGATTCACCGAACGGTTATCTTTCGGCCACACCATCACGATTCTCGAATCGTTGCTCAGTCAGGATGGTTTACCGCACATAGGTATCAGCCCGAGTCGGAACGATTTAGCTCGCTCGAAAGAATCTCTGCCCGAAGGCCCAGCTTGCGAAAATTCGTCGTCCCAAAGCAGTACTTTCCATCGCTCAGAGACGATCTGGCCCGTTGTGGAATTACCCGCGCCTCACTCTTTCCTGATCTGGCTGGGCTGTGCGCACATCTAACTTGGCACTTTTCACTGCAGCCCGATGAGCAATCCTATGACGCATCATCTTCGCTGTAGGGCTGACCCTGTGGCGCAGGTCACATAAAGCTGTGTCAGCCCTCTGATCTTGAAAGTTAAATTGCATGACAAAACGCCAAGGCATCTATCGTGTACAGAAGCCAGATTCTGCAACAGGGTCGTGGTACGTTCAGGTTCGCGTAAACGGTAGTGTTAAATCGAAGTCATTCGCGGACAGCAAACACGGTGGAAAGGAAGGCGCGCTTGT